GATCGCTGATGAGCGGCGCCGACGTCGACGGCGGACGATTCCTCGCCGACTCGGGCGCGACGTTCCCGAACGGTGCGAGCGCGACACGTCCGAACCATGCCATCCAGGTCCTCGAGGAAGCGATCTCGGGCACTGGCAGGCTCGGCTTGATCCATTGCTCGCCGATGCTCGCCACGGCGCTGCTCGGGTCGGGGTTCGCGATCAGCGACAAGAGCGGCGTGATCCGGACGATCAACGGCAATGTGGTCATTCCCGACGCCGGCTATGTCGGAGTCTCTGCGCCCGAGGGCGCACCCGGAGGGTTGTCGGCGACGGAAGAGTGGGCGTACGCGACGGGACCGGTCGACATTCGCCGATCGGAGATCTTCACGACGCCGGACACGCTCGTCCAGGCGCTCGACCGCTCGCTCGGCGCCACGAACGACCGCTCAAACACCTTCACCTACCGGGCCGAGCGCTATTCGGTCTCCGTCTGGGACACGGCTTTGCAGGCGGCTGTTCTCGTCGATCGTTGCAGTACCGACTGCGTCGTGGGGTCGTCGTGACCTCCCGCGCAACCCCAATCGGCAGCGGTTCGTCTGCCGGAATGAAAGGAGCTAGGACATGACCGCTGTCTGCGCGTCAGCGATTCACTTGTGCTTCATCCGTGCGACCAGAGTCGACTCGCTCGGCAACCCCGTCGCGGGTCCGAACAACTACGTCTGCGACGACACGCCGATGATGCTCACCATCACGCCGGACATTCTCGCCGGCGAGGTCAAGGATCTGAAGGGCGGCTGCGACCAGCTCGTCGCCACCTACCGCGGCCAGGACATCCTGAAGCGGTTCAACCTCGAGCTCGACATGGGCAAGACGCTGCCGGCGCTCGAGGAGCTTCTGACCGGCGGCTCGGCGATCCTCGACGGGGGCGGCGACCCGATCGGCGTGCAGTTCCAGGTGCCGTGCGGTTCGCAGCAGCCGTTCGTTGCGTTCGAGGCGTGGCAGGACCTCTGGGACTGCGACCATCAGCCGTCGGATCCGTATCCGTACCGGCGGTGGGTGTTCCCGTCGTCGCGGTGGCAGCGCGGCGCGGAGACGCTCCAGAACGACTTCGACCAGCCGAAGTTCGCCGGCTTCTCGGTCGCGAACGACAACTGGGGCGAGGGCATCTACGACGACCTGACCGCGCCGGTCGGTGCGAACGGCCAGTGGTTCTTCGACACCGAACTCCCGACGGCTCTCTGCGGGTGGGGTTCGCAGGCGATCACGTAAACCGGAAAGGGCGAAGCGTGGCCGACGACGAGATCATCGAGGGCGAGGAGGGCGAGTCGTACCCGGAAGGGGCGCTCGTCTTCCGCACGTTCCCGCACGCGGGATCGTTCACGTCGTCGTCGGGCGACACATACACCGACCTGACCGTCATCGAGAAGCCGACGAAGGCGCTCATCCGCGACGCTGGGCACGCCCATGCCGCGGGGGTGCTCGAGGTGATCCAGGGACTTGACCTGGCCGGTGTCCAGTCGCAGGAGGACGGCGAAGCCGCCTATGCGGAGGCGCAGGGCGACTGGATCGAGCCGGTGTACGAGGACGTCACGGACGCAGAGGGCGTCGTCGTCGGGACGCGGATGGTCGAGCCGGGCCGCTGGTCGGGTCCGTGGCAGGAAGGTCAGGACCTCATGGCCGCTCTCGACGCCGAGGCGCGCGAACGTGGCGACTACACCGTTGTCATCGAAGGCGAAGGCGAGTGATGCTCGAGCTGCGCGCGATCCCGCTCCTCGGGTCGCTCTCCCAGATGGAGCTCCGCGCCGCAATCGAGCGCGGCGACGCCGTAGTTCGCCGCGGGTTCGTCGTGCCGTTCCTCGCGGGCGGCTCCGTCGCCGCGTCTGACCTCGTCTTCTACAACTCGGCGAACATGACGACGGACTCGTCGTCGACGACCGGCGGCGCCATCGACACGCTGCGCCGTCCCGACTTCACGCAGATGGCGTCGAACGACACCGTCCGTATCGTCTCCTCGGCTGCCGGGGACACGACGCAGACCGTCACCATCACCGGCCGTCTCGCCGACGGGTCGCTCGCGTCCGAGGTGCTGAACCTCAACGGGACGACGCCGGTAACTTCGTCCAACACGTACGAGCGGCTCTTGAAGGCCGAGATGTCCGCGACGGCGGCCGGGACCGTAACGGTCGCCCGCACGACGGGGCCGACGACGATCCGTGTCATTCCCATCGGCGAGCGCGGCTTTCAGGCGATGTTCCAGCGGCTCGCCTCCAGCACGACGGGCGCGACGAACTGGTACGAGAAGATCTTCGTGAAGAACACGAACGGGTCGCTCGCGCTCACGTCGGCGACGATCTCGATCAACTCCGACCCGCAGGCCGTGTTCGCGTTCGGGCTCGTCGCGACGCTCGACGGGTCGACGACGACGACGGACCGGACGACCGCCCCTGCCGGGATCTCGTTCGCTACGACGGTGCAGAACGTCGCCAACTCCGGGTCGCTGTCGGCCGGGTCGGCGCAGGCGATCTGGATGCGGCTCGCGCTCGCCCAGAACAACGCCGCGTTGAAGAGCACCGTCACGATGCAGATCGACGGAAACACGGTATAGGCCTCGCCGGTGGCGGGGCGTCTCTACTTCGTCGGCCGGGGCGGCTCCTCCTGGCGCGACCCTCGTAACTGGGAGCATGGGGACGGCGCTCCTGTCCGCCACCTGCACTTGCGGGGAGGCGAGTGCCTCGTCGTCACCGGTTCGGGGACGGTCGATCTGCGCGACTGTCCGGCGGCTATCGAGGTATCCGGGTTCGTGGGCCGTGTCCGGCTGCCGGGGGAGCGCCGGTTCGTCAGCTTTCCCCCGAAGGCGCGATGGTGGGAACGTAAGCCGAACCTGACGCCGAGGCTGCCGTCGTTCCTCATCCCGAACCTGTCGAAGCCGGGGGCGTGGCGGAGGGCCGTCGCCGCCGGGCTCGCGACGCTCGCGTTCACTCCGGGGTTCGGCTGGTTCCTCACGCCGAACATCGCCGGGGGATCCAGCATCGCGATCTTCACCGTGTCGGGCAAGAGTGGCAGCGGGACGACCGTCACGGGCGACATGACGAACGACACCAGCCCCCCCGCTGGTGCCCTGCTCGTCTTTGCCGTGTCGATTCGCGGGACGACATCCGGAACATGGACCGGGCTGTCAAGCGGCTGGTCTACGGCGGTCACGAATCAAAACCGTGCAGTGCAGACGGCCATCTTTTACAAGCTCGCCGTTGGCGGCGGTCCGAGTTTCGATCCCGTTCCGCAGGTGACGTATTCAGGCGGCGGGAACTGGGTGACGGTCGTCTACGAATATAGAGGCAACACGACCGTCGCCGTACTGGATCAGGCGGGGGGCAATAGCGGCGCAGGAACGGTGAGTCTCCCCGCTGATGTCCTAGCGACTTGCGGCGCGGCCGATGGTGGTACAGGGAGAGCGATTGTCAGCGTCGCGAGTCTCTCGTTCACGTCGGCATACGTCGAAACGTCGGCTACGACATTCAACAACGGCGTCACCGACTCTTTCGCGTTCAACAACGACTCGACTAGCACCCGCGACCACTACCGCTTCGGCGGCTTCGGGAACACGACAGGCAACAGCGTTGCCGACACAGCCGAGGTCGCCTCAAGCAAGGGCGGGACGGGGAACATCGTCTCCGTCTGCGTCGCGTCGTTCAAGCCGCTCGTCCCGGTCACGCAGACGGCGGCCCTCCGCTACGAATCTCTAAAGGGCGTCGCGCAGACCGCCACCGAGCCGTACTCCGCGACGAAGGGTGTCGCCGCGACCGCGGCCGAACCGTATGAGTCGGTGAAGGGTGTCGCCGCTACCGGCGCCGAACCGTACGAGAGCGGCGCCGGGATCGCAGCTACGGGCGTCCTGCCGTACTCGGCACTCGCGGGGGTCCGCGCGACCGGTGCGCTCCCGTACGAGGATCTGCTCGCGCTCGCGCGTGCCGGCGAGTTGCCGTACGAATCTCTGCTTGGACTGGTCGTGACCGGCGTCCTCCCCTACGAGACGCTCGTCGGGCTCGCTGCCACAGCCGATCTGTCGTACGAGGCGCTCGCGGGTCTTGCAGTCTCGGGTGACCTCCCATACGAGGCGATCGCTCAGATCGCACAAACCGCCGACCTCCCGTACGAAGATCTCGAGGGCGGCGTCGCGATCTTGGCCGGACTCCCGTACGAAACGACCGGCGGGATCCACGTCACGCAGGTCGCCGTCCTTCCGTTCGAGGCGCTCGCGGGTGTCTTGGTCGCCGACGCGATGGCGTACGAGACGCTCGAGGCGCTGTTCGCTGCGGCTGTTCTTCCGTTCGAGGCGCTCGGCCAGCATCCCGTCCTGATAGGCGTCACGGACGGGATGATCGTCGCCGTCGCTGGAGCCGATGGCAGCGTCGTAGTCGTCGCATCCGCTGACGGAGCACAGTTCGCGCGCGACGTTGCGGCGGGTTTGATCAGTCCGACCGGGGCCGGCAGCGGCGAGATCGTCCCGACATCGTCCACGGACGGATCTATCCAGCCATGACCGGACTACTCTAGGAGGTCAGATGGCACGGCCATTCCTACGCGGAAACGCGAACGCGATCGTCCAGTACTTCCGCAGCGTCGACCCCGTCACGCAGAAGGCGACGCTCGTCGATCCCGACGTGGTCGTGTTCACGGTCGTCGCCCCTGACGGAACCGAGACGCAGTACGAGTTCGGCGTCGACGGCAACGTCACGAACCCGTCGGTCGGCCTCTACGTCTGCGCGCTCGATCCCGAGCTCCCCGTCGGCGACTACCGATGGTCAGCGGAAGGAACCGGAGGCGGGTCCAACCCGACCTATGCGGCGCGATTCGAGGACTTCTTCCCGGTTCTCGAGTCGGCGATCGAGCCGGCCGATCCGCCGCCGGCGCCGATCATGGGGCCGTGCTCGCAGTGGATCAGCGGCGAGGACGTCGCGCAGTGCACCCGCGTCGACTATGGCGGCGACGTCGCGTTCGTGTTCGACTCGGTCGCTTACGACGCCGGCCAGGCGCTGTTCGAGATCAGCCAGCGCCAGTTCCCGGGCCTTTGCGAGCGGAAGGTTCGTCCGTGCCGCGACGACTGCGGCTGTTGGATGAACGGGCCGATCAGCTTCGGCATGGGTCCGTGGTTCTGGACGACCGTGCCGTGGGGATTCGGCGGCGCGTGGGCGTGGTACAACGAGCGCGGCGACACCTTCGGCTGCAAGCCGATGTCGCGCGTGCGTCTCGCCGGATACCCGGTCAGCGCGATCCTCGAGGTCGTCATCGACGGCACCGAGATCCCGGAGTTCGACCCGGACACCGGCGCCCGGAACTGGCGCCTCGACAAGTGGCGCTACCTCGTCCGGATGGATCTCCCGGGCGTCGACGGCGGCGCTGCGACTCCGCGGTTCTGGCCGTCGTGCCAGAACATGAGTCTCGACGACGACCAGCCGGGCACGTTCTCCGTGACCTATAGGTGGGGTACCGACGTTCCGCAGCTCGGCCGCGCCGCCGCCGTGGAGCTCGCGAACCAGTTCTTCCTCGCGTGCGGCGGACAGGACTGCGTGCTACCGGCCGGCGTCGTGCGTGCGGTGCGTCAGGGCATCGAGATCGAGCGCGGCCTGCTCGCGAACTTCCTCGACCCGACGAAGCCGACGGGCCTCGTGCAGCTGGACGCGTTCCTCGCGGCCTACTGCCGCGGCCAGCGCGGAGGGCGGAAGAGCGGGTTGTGGTCGCCGGACATGCAGCAGTTCGCGCGGCGCGTCGGCGTCAACGAGTAGCCGGCGAGACCGCGGCGCGTACTTCGGCGATGCTGTAGCGGCTGTTCATCGCGACGAGTTGGATCGCCTTCTCGCGCGAGCAGAACCGCTCGGCTCGAGCGACGGCGCGAGCGATCTTCTCCTGCTCGGTCATCACGACCTCCGTTCGCGCAGGACGCGCTTCGTCTCGCGCTGTAGATGCTTGATCGCGGGGCTATCCATGCGTTCGCCCCAGTCCTCGTCGGAAGCCTCGATCCGGTCGATGACCTCGGTCCACGGGACAGGCTCGCCGCCGTAGAGTCCCTCGCGGAGATCGGCGGCCTCCTCGATATGCGCATCCGTCACATCGGCGGCCTCGCGGATCTCGCGGTATTCACGGTTGGTTGCGTTCATGTGCGGGCATCGGACGGCGGCGCCGTCCATCGGTCCCACCGCGCGTACTCGTAGTGGCGCGTGACGGTGACGACGACGAGATGCCCGGTCTTCTCGGCGTGTTGAGATGCGAGACCCTGCGCGTTCCGTGTCTCGCACTCCCAGTCGCAGTCGTCACACGAGGCGATGATCTCTATGAGCATGGAGTTGACGGCCTTCATCCGAGGATCTCCAGGCGGCGGATGACCTCGCGTCGAACGGTGGCCCATCCGCGTCCGCTGGTGTCGTTCTCCCAGATGTCGCGAGCGGCGGCGCCGGCGATGGTTTCGCCGGGGCCGGCGGGATGATCGTCCATGATCTGCTGGCAGACCTCGGACATCTTCTCTTCGAGCTTCGCGCGAACGTCGGGATGCCAGAGGCCGCGGCCTTTGAGGTGATGGCAGATCGCGCCGGCGAGGATCTTGCGGGTCTCAGTCTTAGTCATCTCCACTCTCTTCTCCCGCTATGAATATATCACTTCGCGTCGGAGATGCTCCCAGCGCGGAGCTGCCGCCGCCGTCGCGGCGCGCGCGAGCGGCCGGATCGTCCTCTTCCTCGGCGGCCATCTTCGCCTCGGCCAGCGAGATCGCGCCGAGATCGAAGTCGGCGCCGTCGCGGTAGACCGACCATCGGTCGGACGTGGCCTGGACGATCCGCCAGCGGTCGTCGTGACGCCCGCGGGAGGTGTAGACACCGGGCATCTCGCGGACCCAGCAGAGCTGCGCGGCAGCCATCCGGCTCAGACCTTGACGATGCGCGTGGCACCGGTTCCGTAGGTGACCTTGGCGAAGACCGTGCCGCCGCGCGTGACGCGCTCGACGGTTCCGATGTAGACCTTGCCGTGCCGGTGGACATCGACCTTCGCGCCGATCGCGGGGCCGGCCGCGACGCCCTTCGCGTACTTGCGAGTCGCGTACAAGCTGCCCGGCTGCCCGGCGCACTCGGCGCACTCGGCGTACTCGCCCTCGACGTAGATCGCGGGCTTGCCGCAGATGCCGCCCGGCTTGAACTGCCTGGTGGTCGTGCAGGCCTTCTTCACCATCAGACGTTCGCTCCGCACTCGCACTCGTCCAGGCCGCAGACCTCGCAGCCCTCGTCCTCTGGATCGGCGACGGTCGAGTAAGGCGACTTGCGGGACTCGCTGTCCCACCACGCCTGCTCCGGATCATGAACCTCGTGCATTCGATCTCCTTTCGTCTCTTCTCCCGGTACAACTATATCACAGCGACTTGCGTCGACCACCCTCCGGCGTAGAATCCGCGTCATGCCGCTCGAGGACGAAGCCGCCGCTCACTACGTCGGCGTATGGATGCGCTCACCGGTGCCGCTGAACGCAGCGAAGCTGCGCCGCGACGCGCTTCGATCTCGCCGCTCGGCGCCGGCGCTCGGCCGTCTCCGCTTCGCCTGCTCGAGCCTGCGCCGCGCGACGTGTCGGCCTATTCGCATCGCCACTCGCGCTCGCTGCGCCCGCGGTGCTCGCGTGAGTACGGCCAGGACGCGCCGTAGCGCGACCAGAGCGCCCGTTCGACCATCGCACGGCCGACGAGCCGCTCGAGCGATCACTGACGGCAGATCGACGCACACGGCGTCGGCGGAGGGTTTCTAGGTGCCGGGCGCGGCAGGCGATCTGTACGCCGCGGCGGTCGAGCTGCTCGAAGCGGCCGCGACGGCGCTTGAGACGCTCGCGCCGGCGGGTCCGATCACGCGGAAGCTGGTGTCGCAGTCGGCGCCGGTGTTCGACTGTGCGCCGCAGCTGTCGGTGCACATGGGCGGCCCGTCGGTCGCGGACACGTATCCGTTGCAGCCGCCGCTCCAGCCGATGCAGCGGTCGGTGACGACTGGCTTTGTCGATCTCGTCCTGATGACGATCACGGTCACCCGCTGCGTGGTCGTCATCGGGCAGGACGCGCAGTCGCTCATTCTTCCGAGTCCGGTCGAGTTGAGCCAGAACGCCGAGGACTGCTACGGCGACCTGTGGGCGATCTGGAACTACCTGTTCCAGCAGCACCGCCTCGGGAACCTGTTCCAGACGCCGTCAGGTCGGCGCGAGTTCACGCTCGAGCCAGCGAACGCGCTCAACAACGGCGGCGGCGTCGGCGGCTACGAGATCCCCGTCCGGTTCCAACTCCCGGGGTTCTCGGCGCCATGATCCCCGCGATCCGTGTCGATGCCGAGGTGCTCGCGACCCAGTTCCGCTTCGAGACGAAGCAGATGGAGGCGTTGCTGCAAGGACCGGTGATGAAGAACCTGACTCGGCGAGCGTTGCGTGTCGAGGCGGCGGCGAAGCGGAACGCGACTGCGCGCCCTGGCCCGAAGGTGAGGACCGGCCGGCTGCGCGCGTCGATCACGTGGCGCCCGGGCGCCGACTCGGTAAGTCCATACGTCGACATCGGCTCGAGCGTCCACTACGCGCCGTTCGTCGAAGAAGGCCACGGCAACACGCCCCATGTATTTCCGATCCTCACGCCGGGAGGCAAGTTCACCGGCCAGTTCGGATACGTCAGCGCCAAGCGGACGCCGGCGTACCCGTTCTTGCGTCCGGCACTCGCCGCGGCGCGCAGCATCTAACGAAAGGAGCACCGAAGTGAAGAACTTCGATCAGGACTGGAAAAGCCGCAGATCGGTTGAGGAGCGCACGTTCCAGATGTGCGGCGAGGCGTTCGTTCTCAAGGTGGCCGTCAGGCCGGAGCTGTTCGACGAGATGGAGGACCTCAAGGAAGGCGGCGACATCGCCGACACGTTCGGCGTCATCGACAACCAGTTCCTCTCGATGATCGAGGACGGCGACGAGGGCGAGGAGGCGGAGAAGCGCTACCGCGCGCTGCGTGCGCAGCCTGACGCGCTCGGCGTGCGCGATCTCCGCGAGGTGCTCGACTGGATGGTCGAGGCTCACACCGGTCGCCCTCCTACGTCGCAGCCCGCCTCGCCGGCTACGCCCGGGCGAACCGGCTCTCGATCGACGGGCGTCTCCTCCTCGCGGGCCTTGGCGGCGGTTGGGGATCGCTGACGCTTCGGCAATCGCTGAACGTGTCGTACGTGATCCAGATGGAAGGGAAGAGCGCAGTGGACTCACAGAAGTTCGAGCTTGAGCTCAACAAGCCGCCGCCCGGCTGGGCGCGGCGTGGGCCGGCGCGGAGCTTCGTGGCGCCCGATCTTCTCACGATGATGGGCGGAGGATCCTGAGCCGATGCCCGGTTTGATTGACGAGGTCTTCGTCCGGATCCGTCCGGAGGTCGCCGGATTCGCAGCGGAGACGACGGCCGGCATCAGGAGCGCTCTGACCGAGGTGAACGCTCAGGTGGCGGCGGGGGCGAAGGCAAACGCCGCCGCCGCCGGCGCGGAGATCGACGCGAACAAGGCCGTCGCCGGTTCGTATCTCGGGATCGCGGAGGCAGCGCAGGCACCGGTCCGGTCGATGGCGGAGATCAAGGCGGCAGCGATCGAGCAGCAGGCCACCGTCGCCGCCGTTGCTCAGGCGAACGTCGCGCAACTCGTCATCGAGCGTGACGCGAACATCCAGCTCGCGGCGTCGTACGAGACGATCGCGAACGCGGCAGTCCAGGGTTCGGAAAAGCAGATTGCCGCGTCCAAGTTGGCTGCGGAGGCTGCGATCAGAGCGGGTGTGCAGGTGAAGGCCGCGGCGGTCGAAGAGAGCGCCGCGCTCAACGGAGTCAAGACGCACCTGCTCAGTCTCGGCAACATCCTCGGCGTCGGATTCGGCGCCGCGATCGGCATCCACTTCGTGAAGGACATCGTCACAGGCGCCGCTGAGTCGGAGAGGGCGGTCGAGGCGATCCGGTCGCGGTTCGGCGGCGCTTCGGAAGCGGTGCTCCGCTTCGGACAGAACGCGGCGCGGTCGCTGGGCGTCAGCGCCGCACTCGCCGACGACACATCGGCTCGGTTCGGCCAGCTGTTCGGCAACCTCGGGTTTGGCCAGCGCGCGGCGGCACAGATGACGTTGGGGTTCGAGAAGCTCGCAGGGTCGCTCTCGGCGATCAAGGGCGTCGACCCGACGCAGGCAATGGATGCTGTCACGACGGCTGCGTCTGGCAACACCAGAGGCCTGAGGCAGCTAGGCATCGTCGTGGACGCGGCGAGCATGAAGCAGGCGATCTTCGGCAAGAGCGCCGCGCTCGTCACGGGGCCGCTCACGGCTGCGGAAAGGACGCTGGCGATCTATCGCATCGCGACGCGGCAGCTCGGATTCGATATGGGCCAGGTGAGCGCCCACTCGGGCGATCTCGCGTTCCAGCAGCGGAAACTCGCGGCGGAGTTCTCGAACGCGAAGAGTGCGCTGGGAGAAGCGCTCCTGCCGGCATTCACGCAGTACACGACCGAGCTCGCCGATTGGCTCGGTCGGATGGAGAAGTCGGGAAGGTTGCAGAGGGACTTCAACTCGATCGCGCAGACAGCCAGGGGCGTCATCGACGCTGTCGTCGGCGCGATCAAGACCGGCGCAGCGATATGGAGTGCGTTCGCGCACGAGGTCGGCGGCGCGAAGAACGCCGTCGAGATCCTCCTCGGCGTCCTGGTCGTGTCGAAGTTCGCGTCGATCGGCAACAGCGTCATCACGCTCGGCGGCAACATTGCCGGCATCGGAAAGGCGGCGATGGGTGCTGCGCGCACGTTCGGGATCGCGACGGGAATCATCGAGGCCGAGTCGGTGGGTGCTGCCGCAATCATCGACAGCGCACTGATCGCAACCGGGATCGGCGCCATCGTCGTCGCCATCGGCCTCGCTACCACCTACATCATCACCCACTGGGACCAGGTGAAGAGATATACGGTCGCACTCGCCCACGCGATGGCCGAGGTCTGGCATGGCGTGACCGGCATCGTCATCGGCTACTACGAGATACTCGGCGGCTCGTTCCTGAAGTACGTCGCCGGACCGATCACCGACTTCTTTAGCAAACTGGCTGGCTACGGCTCGGGCCTTCTCAGCTTCTTCGGATTCGGTGGGGTAGCGGACAAGCTGAACGCGCTGAAGGACGCGCTCGCCAGCGTCTCCACCGCAGGTGGGCATCTCCTCAGTTCGGGTTTCAGCAGCATCAGTCAGGGCGCAAGCGCGTTCGGCAACATTGGGCAGGCGTGGTCCGACTCGCTGGCGAAGTCCGCGAGTTCTCCGGACGCGAAGGGCAAGATGAAGAAGGCCGGAGGCGAGCTCGGACAGTCGCTCGCTGACGGCGTGGCTGGCGCCGCGTCGAACTTGACGAAGCCGCTGAAGCCGGTCCTCACGGCGTTGCATAACGCGATCGAGTCGGCGCGGTCGAAGATCCACCAGACGGTCATGGACGCGAAGGACAACCTCGTCAAGATCGGCGACGAACTCGCCAAGACGATCGACAAGATCCACGCGAAGATCGCCGGCGCGGCCGGCGCGATCGCAGGATCACCGCAGGGCCAGGCGTTCGCGAAGTTGAAGCAGCTGATCGAGTCCGGCGCTCCGAGCTTCGAGATCTCTCGAGCGCGCGATGCGCTCTCCTCTCAGCTTCAGAACGTCGCCAAGACGACGTCGCCGCAATCGCGCGTCAAGCGGGACCTCGACGATCTGACCTCCGCGTTCAACCGGGGCAAGATCACGTACGCCGAGTTCCAGAACCGGCTGCACAAGATCCTGCGCGAGGACGGCGTCACGATGGGGCAGGCGCTCAAGGTCGGAGGCGCGGCGTTCGCGAACACGATGAAGGCTCAGGTCGCTGCGCTCGGCAAGCAGGCGCAGGCGATCGCGGCGATCCCGGCGAAGTTCCGCGGGATCGGCGGAGCCGGCGGAGCGGCTGACATCAAGATCATCCGGCCGCTCGACGTCATCCGTCAGGAGCAGGCGAAGATCGGCGCGGCGGCACAGCACCAGCGCGAGCAGCAGATCCGCTACGCACGCGAGATGGTGAAGTACCAGGCCAAACTCGTCGAGCAGCAGGCGCAGGAGCATCGCGCTCGAGTCACCGCGGCACGCGCTGCGGCGACGGAGGCGCACGCGCGCCGTGCGCGCAAGGCGGCTGACGACCTTCGCGGTCCGGAAGGCCCCCGCGGCGCGATGGGCGCACCCCGTCGCCACGATTCCGAAGGACCTGGCCGCCCTGCCGGCCCACGCGGGCCTTTCGGCGCCCCCGCCGTCCGGGAGCATCTCGACCGCATCCACACGGGGATCGTCCGCGAAACGGCGGCGGCCGGCGCGCACCACCGGCAGCAGGTGACCGCACTGCATGGCATCTCGAGCGAGGTCGGCAGGCTTGGCGGCCGGTTCGCGGCGGTGGAAGAGGCACACGTGTCTCAACCGCTGAACATCTTGCACCAGGACAACGTGCGGATCGCCGCGGCAGCCGCGCACCAGCGCGAAGCGCTCCTGAAGGCCCAACAGCGGACGAACGCCGAGCTCCGCGGCCTCCGCAGATACGGGCCGGCGCCGGGGTTCGGGAAGTACCCGCACGGCACGGGCAGCAAGGACGCTCGCATGGGCGCGAAGACAGGTAACCGGGCATGAATCTCGAGTGGGACGTTCCGTTTCTTCTCATCCCGTCTGTGAACGCCGCGGACACGACGCCGGGACTGCCCGGGCTGCCGATCAACGATCTTGCGTCGATCGGGACGATCCCGCTGGGGATCTACCTCCTCGACCCGTCGAAGTGCCAGGCGGGATCGGCCCGGCGGCTCACGCGCAACAACTTGGCGCAGGCGGACGGAGAGATCACGCATCGCAAGTTCAAGACGGGTTACGTCGTCGAGCTCAACTCGCAGCTGTGGGAGACCGTCACCGATCCGGCCTGCGCTGGGACGCTGCGCGAGATGGCCGATCTGATCGCGGAGTACCTCGAGGCGATGTCGAACAACAACGGCCAGGTCGTCTGGTTCCCGAGTGCGTGGCCGGCCGACGCGGCGTCTCCAAATCCGCGCGTGCTCGATCAGGCTCGCTCGATGGGGCCGTCAGGCAACGACGCGTCCGGCTCCGGCTTCGTCTCTGTCGTGACCGAGAAGGACCCGAACGCGAAGCTGTGGGACATCACGTTCGCGTTCCTCTCGCCGTTCCCGTACGTCACGGACTACATGAACT